CCCAATACCTTGGGCATTTCAACAGTAGACTTCTAAGGAGGCAACAATGGCAGACGGTCGTGGCTTTTTTCAAAAGAACTTGATGATTTTCGAGTCGACTTATGGGACGACTCCAAGCATCACCCCTGGTGATACGAAGATCATGCCGTTCGTTTCGAGCGACATGGGTTCCACCGAGAACATGATTGCATCGACCGTTATCAACTCCGGTTCACCCCACGAAACTGAGCCGTCATTCGGCCATGTGGATGTGTCAGGGGAGATCGTGGTGCCCTTGGACATCCGGTATTCCGGTTACTGGCTCAAGGCCCTGTCGGTGGCCCCCACCACGGTGAACAACGGTGATGGCACCTACACCCACACCTTCAATCCTGCCAGCAATGCCACCCGTGACATTCCTTCCTTCACATGGGAAGAGGGTTATCCCGATGTGACCGAGTACAAACTGTTCACAGGTTGCAAGGTTGGTGGTTGCAACATCAACTTCGACCTGAACCAAGAGATCAACATGAACCTCTCGGTGATGGGTAAGACCGAGGTGATGAGTGCCAGTTCCATGGATTCCGCACCGAGCACCCCCCACGCCCTCAGGAAGTTCTTCGCCAAGGCCATCTCGATCAAGATCGACGGATCCACCTACAACATCGCCACCTCCATGGCCCTGACGATCACCCCTGTTCTCGACGGGGACATCTACACGGTGTCTGGCAACGGATTCCGCAACAGTCTGCCGTTGATCGGCTACGAGGTCACAGGGTCGTTCAACGCCCTGTTCCAGAACTCTGACCTCTACGACCGTGCCCTGGCCAACACCGTGACCGACATCGAGATCCTGTGCACCAGGACCGTTGACGGTGAAACCCACACCTTGAGCTTCGACATGCAAGAGACCCTGTTCCCCAGGGAGAAGTTGCAGAAATCTGGCAAGGGTACAATCTACCAGCCCGTTTCGTTCCGTGCTTATCACGCAGTCGGTGGAAACGGTTATCCCCTCCAAATGAGACTCACCAACGATGTCAGCTCCTATGCTTGAACCTAAATTCATCACACGGCCTATCAAACGGGCACTCAAAACCAAGGGTATCGACCTGCTCAAGCAGGGTGGAGATGACCCATCTGGTTTCGATGACACAATGAATGCCACCTTGGACATGCTGTACCCGAACCACACCGTGGAACTGGACAGCATGGCCTACGGTGAGCTTCAAAAGTTGTTCATGGAGTGCATGGCTAAGACTTTCCCATCGGCACAAATCGTGGAAAAGTAAAACGGGCATGGGAATGGTACCAATCGGAGGCCCCCCGTGCTCATCGGGACTGGTTGGTGCTGTACCCAAATTCCCCTCTGCCCGAGGATCTGACCCCACCACCACTCCCCGACTGGTGGGACATATGGTGTTCGGCATCCACCCAGTGGCGCACCAGCATGGCTGGCATCACGGGTTTGGATTACACTGCCGTGGATGTAGTTGTTCGTGCCCTGGGTGTAACGCTCGACGAAGAACTGCTGATGTGGTTTCAAATGTTGGAATCTTGGAGTTTGCATAAATGTCAGCAGCAACAAATGTAACGCTCGGATTCAAGGATCATCTCACCAAGGGGATGACCGCACCGATCCACGCCATGGGTCGGTTCAAGAACTCCATCACAGGCGTGGTTCGTGCGCTCACATCGACTCGTGGTCTGATGATGAGCTTCGCTACGGGGTTTGGTGGGTTCCGGTTGGCTGAATCGTTCATTGATGCCAACGCTTCACTGGAGAAGATGACCATCCAACTCAATGCCATGATGGGCAGTGCTGCGAAGGGTAAGGAAGCGATGGCTTGGATCAGGGATTTTCAATTGAGGAATCCTATTGCTGATCTGGAAACCATGGTAAAAAGTTTCAATCAACTTGTCAGTGCTGGGATCAACCCTACGACTGGTGCATTGAAAGCCATGGTTGGTGCAATGGCGAAATTTGGTTTGACTGCTGACAATCTGAAAAGTATCACAAGGGCCACCCGTCAGATGACTGCACTCACAAACGCTCAGAAACAAGAGTTGAATCAGTTGGTTGAACAAATCCCAATGTTGACAGCAATGGTTGCCAAAGAAATGGGGATGAGTCAGGAAAAATTACTTAAAGAATTAGAAGATCGCAAGATTGACTCCAAGTCAATGGCGAGTGCGATGTTCAGGGGTCTACTCAAAGAAACTGATGGCATGGTTGAAGAGATGACAGGGACTTGGGAAGCTGGTATGAACCGTCTGAAAACATCATGGTCAAATATGATGACAGCACTTGGTAATTCTGGATTGTTTGATAAGATTAAGGAAAAGATGGAAGGATTGACAACTGTTATGAGTAACAATCAATCCTTGATGATATCCTACATGAACAATGTCATAAATGTCGGATCTAATTTTTTAGATATTTTTATTGAAGCTAATAATGTAATGAATGGTGCTGTTGGTCCTGGTGGATTTTTAAAGGTCTATATGACTGGTATTGATACCATTTTTACAACTCTAGGTATGGGATTTGCAGCTATAGCTAGTTATATCAAAATGATAGGGGCATTGTTCACTGGTTACGAAAAAAGGCTATTTTATTTTCAAGAAAGGGTATCTAAATGGGTTGGTGGTAAAGGGCCTTCAGAAAAGTTATCCGATGAAATAAAGGAATTGACATCAAAACGAGCTTCGATGGTTGCTATCCATAATCAAAATGGTGCAGGTATATTAAGTGGTGAGTTTGGGGATACAACAGAAATAAAAAAAATAAGTGCTGAGATAGACGAAAAGATTGCTCTACTAAAGCGTTACAAATCTTATTTTAAAGAAGAGGATGAATATGAAGTTATCGGTAAAGACTTGATGAATAATTTGAAAAAATCAACAGATGAGTTGTTCAAAAGAACGAATCTCATCGAAAGGGCATTCAATCCAAAAACTTATCAGATACCACCTGTGACAATCACTGGTACTAAACCGCTTAACATTCCAGGAACCATCGACCCGTTTGCCATGCCACCCAACGCAGGCTACCCAGACATGTCTCGTCTCAGCTACAGTGACCTTGTTGGACCTAACGATTGGCGACCCAACGCTGAAGCTCACCGACCCGATAGTTTCTTGGAAGGAATGAACCGAGGCCTCGACGAGATGACCAAGAAATTCGACGAAGCCTACGGCACATGGGAGAAGAAGGGTGTGGCATTCGCAGAGATCACAGCGAGGTCCATGGGTGATGCTTTCGATGAGTTTTTCTTTGATGTTTTGGAAGGAAACCTAAAGAAGGCCACAGATTACTTCAATAGTTTTTTCAAGTCCATCGCCAAGTCCATCGCTCAAATCGTGAACCAACAGATCGCCATGGGCATCGTGAGTGGCATCGTTGGTTCGTTCGGTGGCACACTTCAGGGTGGCAGCTACCAGACCGCACCTGTGAACCGCACACCCACAACAGGTGGTGGTACTATGGTGGCCAAACCCATGCAGGTCAACATCATCAACGAGTCAGGGCAACCCGTCCGTGCCAAGTCTGCCACAGCTTCACAGTCTGCTTCGGGCATGGCCCTGAACCTTGTGATCGAGGGCCTGTCTCGCAACGAAAACGGTTCCCGTGACGCTATGAGGGCAATGTTGGCATGAGTGCTTGGCCATCAGGACTACGACAACCCGATGTGGGTTTCGAGGAAGAGATATTCTTCCCCCAGATCAAGAACGACTTTGAGTCGGGACATGTTCAATCTCGTCCGAAGGCAACCGTGGCGAAGCGCAGGTGGGATCTCAGTTTCAGTCTGCTTCCCCCGACCGAATATGGTTACCTCGAAACGCATTTCCTCGCCAACCAAGGTAGCACTTTCAACTGGACGCACCCGATCTCGGGGACCACCTACACCGCACGGTACGCCATGGACTCCCTGAAACCACGGGTGGTGAAGCGTGACCTGCGAACTGTGACCGTTCTCTTGGAGCAAGCCCCTTGAGCGTAACGCTCCCATCGGCACTCATCAGCGTCATCAACTCGCTCAGTGATGACGATCCATGCCTCATCCTGCTGGAGATCACCGTCCCAGGGTTGGAGGATCCTATTTTGTTGGTCAACAACGAGGTCGATATTACATGGGACAGCAAACTGTGGGTGGCATTCCCATTTGAGATCGACACCATTGGCGACTGGCGCAAGTCTGAGCTTCCCAGGATCGTGGTGAAGGTGTCCAATGTGGCCAGGGCGATCCAGGGCTACATCGACGCTTCAGACGGTGGTATTGAGTCATCCGTGTCGGTCTATGTGGTCCACGCTGGCAACCTCGGGGAGACAACGCCACTTCTGGAACTGAACTACACAGTGACCTCTACCTCCTGCAACCATGAGTGGGTCTCCTTCAATTTGTCTGCGTCCAACACCTTCACACGCAGGTTCCCCAAGAACATCTGTCTCAAGAACATGTGTCGTTTCAAGTTCAAGGACGCATGGTGCAAGTACGCAGGGGTCGAAACGCAGTGCAACAGGTCGCTGGAGAGGTGCAGGGAACTGAACAACTCTGGCAACTTCGGGGGATTCCCTGGCATTGGATCCAGGGGCATCAAACTCACAGGTATTCCAGCACCCACCCTCTACACCAAATGACGAACCTGATCGGCAAGAAGTTCAAAGACGGTGGGCGTGGACCAGATGAGTTCGATTGCTGGGGCCTGATCAAGTGGATCTACGAAAACGAGTACAACATCGAGCTTCCCGACTACTCGATCAGTGCGTTCGACTCCATCAACATCAACGAGGCAATCCAACGGGACCGCAGGGGTTGGGAACCTGTGGTCAAACCTGAATATGGTGATGTGCTCATGTTCGCCATGGATTACCTGAACCAAGACTTCATCACCCATGTGGGCCTGTACCTGACTGGTGGAAAATTCATTCATGCTCTGAGTGGCCACGATGTGTCGCTCGGTAAACTCACCAACAACTTCTGGGAGTTGCGGTTCAAAGGGGCAGTCAGATGGCAGGCTTAACCATCATCAAGAACCCATTTGTGCCCCACCGTGGGCGCATCACCCACGCTGTCTGCCCCAACACCACCGTGGGGGAGGTCATTGACGCTCACATGCCTGTCGGGATGCCTTGGAGGGTGTTCGTTGATGGTGTAGAGGTCACAGACCGCACCACGGTGCTCCGTGAAGGGCAGGAGTGCTCGGTGTGTGCCGTGGTGGCAGGGGGTGGTGGAGGTGGAAAAAAGAACATCCTCAGAACGGTGGCAATGATTGCTGTGGTGGTGGCCTCAGTTTATTTCATGGGGCCTGCTGGACTACAGTCAATCAATGCAACATTTGGAACAGCTCTCACTGTTGGATCACTTGGAGCAACAGCAGTGGGTGTGACCATCATGGTGGGTGGCTCACTGCTCATCAACACTCTCATGCCCCCACCCAAGCCTGAGATGGGTGCTTTCTCGCTGGACCAGTCCAACACCTACGGGTGGGATCCTGCACAGAACCAAATCGACGAGGGCCTAGCACTTCCGGTGCTCTACGGAACGATGCGGATCACACCTCAGATCATCAGTCGTTACCGCACCACTGACGGAACCTCGGAACAACTCAACCTGCTCATGGTGATCAGCGATGGTCAGATCACCAGCATCACCGATGTGAGAGCCAATGATGTTGACATCACCACCATCCCTGGAGCAACAGTATCGACTCGACTTGGCACACCCACCCAAACCGTAGTGCCAGGGTTCCAAGACACCATCTTTGAGAAGGTGATCGGCTTGGTGGTGGACTTCGGATCACCTGTCACTGTGACCACTGACGGCAACTCGGTGGAATCACTCGGGGTTGGTCTGGTGTTCCCCCAAGGGCTTTTCACCTACTCCGGTGGTGGTTACAGTGCTCTCAGCGTCAATGTGGAGATCGAATATTCCATCAGTGGTCTCAATTCATGGACAGCATTCGGAACGACCATCACCAATGACGCTCCAGGACCGTTCAGGTTCTACCAACCACTGGGGTCTTACATCACTGGTCAAACCTACGATGTTAGGGTCACATTGTTTGAGGCTGTACCAACATCCACCTCCGAGGTGCTCTACATGTCCACCATGTACTTGGAGTACATCCATGAAATAACCACGGACGACTTCACCTACCCTGGCACTGCCCTGCTTGGCATCACTGCTGTGGCATCGGAGCAGATATACGGGGCAACGCCAGCCATCAACTGCATTGCCACTCGATCCACCGTCTACCAGTACCCATCGGTGTGGGGCACAGGCTCACCCACCAGCAGGCCTGCCAACAACCCTGCATGGATCTGCTACGACATGCTGGTGAACCCCCTCTACGGTATGGGTGTGCCACTGGACCGCATCGAGATCCAAAACTTCATCGACTGGGCAGACTTCTGCACCAACAACGGTCATGTGTGCAACATCTACCTCGACCAGACTCAGTCCCTCTACGATGGGCTCAATATGGTGTCTGAGATCGGTCGTGGGTCGGTTGTGCAACGAGGGACCACCTTCGGTGCGATGTGGGACGACACAGGACTCAGGGTGCATCTCTACACCCCAGGGAACATCATTGCCGATAGCTACAACATGGTCTACCTCGACAAGGAATCCCGTGCCAACATCGTAGAGGTGACCTACTTCGATGAGGATCTGGATTACGAGCGCAAGGTGGTGAATGTGCTCGACACCAACGCCACAGATCTCGGGATTGAACGCAAGTCCTCCATCGTGCTCTATGGGTGCACCAACCGTGACCAGGCTGCGAGGCATGGTAAGTTCCTGCTCAACTGCAACAAGTACCTCCGCAGGGTTGTTACCTTCGACACGGATATCGACTCGATTGTCTGCGAGGTGGGGGACATCATTGGGTTCGCTCACGATGTTCCTCGCTACGGTGAAGGTGGTCGCATCGTTTCGGCTACGGCAGGGGGTGCGGTCCTCTCCAGGGAAGTCAGCTTTGAGCTTGGTAAAACCTATGTGATCATCGCCAAGAACCCTGCTGACAATGTGCTCCAAACTCGACCTGTGGTCAACCCTGGCACGAGTACCACCGCAACGATCACACTGTCATCAAACTGGGCAACCACCCCATCCAAGGACTGGGTGTACAGCTTCGGGGAGACGAACAAGGAAGTGAAGGACTTCAGGGTGGTGGCGATCAGCAGGTCGGGAGAACTCAAGGCCACCATCACCGCCATGGAATACCGTTCTGAGGTCTACTCGGACAGCGTTACGATCCCCACCTACGAACAGGAATCCAACCTCCCTGACCTGACTGCACTGGTCTTGGACGATGTTTACGAAGCCCAAGCCGATGGCACCTACATTGGAAAGATTTACGCTACTTGGAGGGGTTACACCACCTACTGGACCTACACCGTGACGGACGACACGGGTCGACTGGTTGCACAGGGCACTACAGACCGCAGGGAGGTAACCATCGGTGGGGTGCAGGAAGGCAAGACCTACACCGTGTCCGTGAAGGCACCCTACGGTGGCACGGAACTGACGCAGACTGTTGTCATGGCTCTGACTGCTCCAGATGCACCACTCGGGCTCAGTGCCACAACCCTGTCGGAGATCGTCACACTACGGTGGCAATCGGCAATCAGTGACATCCCTGTGTCCACCTACCAGATCCTCAAGGGTTCCACACTGGAGTCTGCGATCCAGATCGGCAACGCAGACAAGACCTTCACTACCTTCACCGAACCCATCAGTGGTTCGTTCATCTACTGGGTCCGTGCCATTGACCGTGCAGGGCGTGTGGGTGCTGCCTCAAGTGTGGCAGTAACCGTCAAGGCTGGGGGCGACTACAAGGTTCTGGAAACCATGGAATACACCACTGGGGCTACCCAAACAAACTGCATTGTGGACTCCAATGGGGATGTGCTCATTCCTGACGAAGAAGCAACGACATGGGAAGACTGGTGGGACGCTACCTATCCCAGTGGGTCGCCCACATGGCAAGACTTCATCGACGATGGCTACCTGCAATACCTTGCACCATCTGCCAATACCACCCTGACATCATCCGTGGTGCAGACATTCAACCTCGGTGGTGTGGTCACCCAAGGGATCATTGATGTGGTCACTGAGGCATCGGGGCAGTACGGAAACCCTGCTGGGCTCAGTGTCGTACCAACAGTTTCCTACAGTGCCGACAATGTGACATGGGTTGATGTTGTGGGAGTCTACCAGGTTCCTGCATCTGGTTTTCAATATGTCAAGATCAAACTCGACTTCACCAGACTGGACAGCAACGCCATTTACATCGTCAACCCGACATTGCGAGTCGTCGCCAAGGGATTCTCCGAGTCTGGTACAGGAACGGTCACTGTGGCCAATGACGGGGCAACAGTGGTGCTCCTCGGTTCATTTGCCAGAGTCACTGGGGTGACAGTCACACCATTGGGCGATGTGAACCAGTCTGCAACGGTGACGGACATCACTGGCGTTGATTTTCCAAACAATTTCGTAGTCTATCTGCGGTCTAGTGGTTCAAAAACCACAGGATCGTTCTCCTACACAGCAACAGGGTATTGACCATGGCATACAACGGACTCAAACCAGCAGTGACCGATGGGAAGGTGTCACTTCTCACAGGTATCCGAGATAACTTTGCACGACTGGCGACCCTGTTCCAAGGTGGTGGAGGTAGTGACTCGACCATCCCCACCAATGCCAAACGAATCGACAACGATGGTAAAATGTATTACTGGAATGGGACTGCATGGGTGGCTATCAGCACTGTCTCTGATTCGGCCTACGGTTCTGACTGGAATGGCGTAGCGGATGTAGCCCCCTCCAAGAACGCTGTCTACGATAAGATTGAACTTTTGACAACAGCTATAAGTACAAATGCAGTAGACGGAACAAAAGGAGTAGTTTCACCAATCCCCGGTTCAGCAACACCAACCTCTATTTCAATATTAGCTAGTAAAAAGTTAAACATGTTTATGAATAGGGCTGGAGGTACGAGCTCAGCCAACATTATCATTAACGCCACCGATGACACATATGTTGCGATTGTCGATGGCACTGCTACATCTGGAACATTATCTGGATCTTTTGTCAAGATATGCGACAACGGTTCTACAATTAGAGTTGAATCAAGAAAGAATGGGTCTGCGTATGAGTTTCACAACCAAGACGGATCTAGCACATCAGCAGCGTACATGTGGTACTAACGTTTTAACCCCAACACTCTAACTGGAGGAAACCTAAATGAGTGCTAACATTTCCAAACCCAAGCTCCGTTCGTAACCTAACGCCCAACCTTAAACGCATACCGACACACTGGCGCACGACACACCCTGTGCTGCACCACTCCCACCGTGCTTGTGGCCACCGTGTCAGCACTGCCACACCGTGGGCAGGCCTTGTTAGGTGCTTTGGTGTAGACTGTGGGTGGCGTGGCAACCCTCTTGTTCCGTGACTGTTTCAATGCCTACCTCTCCTGTTGATGAACGATGAAAACCCCCTCGGTTTTGGGGTGGTTATCTTTTCGATTTCCACTTGGTTCGCTCTTGCCACTGCTGTGCGGTCCAGTTTGCGTTGTGCCAGTCGTGCGCCAGCCAGTGAATAAACATCACAGTCAAAGAAGTCGTTTCGATTACGCCCTGCTCTCTTGCGCCACAAGTAAGCACCCTTTTTCTCGTCCCAGAACCGTTCCTCGCTGGTCAAGTGGTAGTAGTAGTTGTCGGCCTCGGCACCGACAGGCACGATGGTGTACCCGACATGCTCAGGCTCGGCAAAATACCGATCTGTGATGAGGGCCTTGACCTGCGTGGTGTCCACGAAGCACAATGTGTTCCCGTCAGTCTGCCGACGAAGCTGAAGCACCCCTGGGATGTCCAAAATCGCCTTCTCACCCGTGGGCCTGAGCGAGTTTTCACCAAAACCCTTCACTCCGGTCCATGACTTGTGCGTTTTGAGCCACTTGGTGAGGAACCGATAGTTGTAACCGCAGTCCACCAACTGAATCGTTGGTGTGAACACTTTACCGTCATTTTCCCACCCGACACGGCAATAATCATCCACCTTGCTCAGTGCCTTGTCCACACCGTCATCCAGCACGGTTTCAAACTTCTCGATGCCCTTGTCCAGCACCTGGTTGACTTCCTTGTCGCCCCATGCCCGTGCAAGCCAGTACAGACGGTCCTTCTGCAAGTCCACAGCCACTGTGACATACTCGCACCACTCGGGCACAACTCGGATCTCTCCTTCATGCTGTGACTCCCTCTTGCGTAGGAACGACACACTGAGTTCACGCTGTTGCTCCTGCTCGTCGATCCATGGTAGGGCCATCTTGGACTGTCTCCATGCCTTCATCAGGTTGATGTCCCCCAACTCAACCGCCAACCGTGCCTTCCAGATCTGCGTGGCGCACTGTCGCAGGGTGAAGATCGGTGATGAGAACACATTACACCGCAGGCCGAATGTCCGTGTTCGTGGCTCCTCGCCTCGGATCATACCGTGTGCGTCGATCTCTTGACCACGGTGCACCAGTCGGGGGTCTTGGATCATGCCGAGGCGAGCCGACTCGTCCACACGGAACTGACAGAACTTGCACACCAACCGTGCTGACTGCTCAATCCCAAGCTCATCATCCCCATCGTAAACCAACTGCTCCTCCTCCCATGGTTGCCAACGGGTGCACTCGGGGCAGGAATACCACAGTGTGGATCCTGTACCCTCCACCATCGCCTCCCTCCAGATCCGTGACTTCTCGGTGGTTACCGTGCACTCCAAGACTGTGCGCCCCTTTTCACCGTAGCCATCAGTACGCATGATCATCTGGTCCAAGGGTGATGACTCAACCTTTCCTTCCCCGGCATACCTGTCCACCTCGGTGCAGACCAGAACCCTACCAGTGTGTGATGATCGCTTTTCATCACCACCGTGGGCAGACAGGAACCTGACCCATGAGCCGTTGTTGAGCGTGACTAGGCTCCGCACTTTACCTCCACGACTACCACTGCCCGTGGTGGGCAACCATTCTTTCCAAACTGGGTGGGCCTCCAGGAGTGGGACAATCTTCTGCTCCCACAGCCCTGTGGCCATGTCCTCCGTGGGCACTCCGACCAGAACCCCCTCACCTGACACGATCTGCGTGATAATGGGGATCTGCACCGTGGTGAAGGTCTTACCGAACTGTGTCGGGGCGAGAAATGCGATCCTGCGATACCGTGGATCGTCTATGGACTCCAGGAGGATTCTAGACGCAGGATTCCAGTCTGGATCAAATCGGCCTTCCTTGGGGGAGTTCTTGGGTAGAATTATTTCACTGGCCAACTCGATCCGGTTTTTCGGTCGTGGTGGGATCAGGGCATTGATGATGATGTCACTGATCAATCTGAAGCAGTACCTTTAAACTTAGGTACAAAACACCTCGCACCACGCTTAACACACCGCAACAACATCTCCCTGTCGCGTTCAGTCAACTCACCTACAGATACTGGTAAGCAGTTATACTTTATGTGCCTACGGAGAGTTGTTGGGGTAATTCCCAATTCTTTAGCAATCTCCTTGTATGTGTACAATACTTCCCTTCGAAATGGTAGTTCAGCATTCCACGCTATGATTGCGTCTGTGCAGTTCTCTCTGCGAGGACCACGGGCGAAACAGTTGTAACAATAAACTGCTCCAATTTCGCCTTCCCTGTGAGCCACTAGATTTTTAGACTCACCACAGAACGGACAAGGTTTGGGTCGGGGTGGTATTATGTCACAGGGTTTCATCATTCTTCAGCAGTAGTTCAATATTCTTCTTCTCTTCAGCACTCAGCCTCGACAACGGGTGTTTGGTCCGTTCGTAGATCGACTTCAGTACCTCTTTCAGTTCCTTACATCTCTTGCACTCTTTCATTCGTTCATCCTCAAAGAACTCAACTTCTCGATAACAGCCTTGTCAATCATCTCTCTGATCTCCAATGCATCACTTGTGCGACTCAGTTTCACGCTGAGTTCGCTACCGAGGTTCATCAGCGC